CATCGGCAACGGCAGACTGACCAGCAAAAGAATCCCCCCGAGACTCATGGTAAATATTGAGAGCAAGACAATAGCGTTCGTCACGAAGGTGCTCGTCTTCAACTGATGGTCCAGTTGCTGTGACAACAACCTCCTCTTCAGCAACAACCGTTGTCTCTTCGATAACTTCCTCTTTTTGCTCACCATCTGATACGATCCAATAAGAAGTTCCAAAAATAAAAAAGAATGCTATTATGCTACTATTCTGTTTCAAGAAATTCAACAAAATCATCTCTCCATGCCAGTGCTTGTTCGTCTCTTTCTGTTCCTCGTCCACCCCAATTGGTAAATTTATAACAGAGAGTCATTCTATCACACTCAGTATATGCAGTATGCCAACAATGATTTTGTGTGTCTTCTTTGGGTGCAAAGAAATAGGTTTTTGCACTCCATCCTTTTTTGTCTGGTACTGTTATAACTTCGTCGTTGGGTACATCGTAGTAAGAAAAATAACCGTCACCAGTTTCACTCCAAGTGAAAAGAACCTGATACGAATACGCATTCCAGTTAGTATGCCATCCAATAAAACCTTTAGGAGGATAGAAAGAGAAGAGCGCATTAGCAGCAGCACCCAATTCTGCTGCCAAATCATAGCGCACATAACTATTCAAACCATCCCATTGGTCATTTTCATTATACCAATCTCTCAGATCCTCAGTGGCAAGAGAGTACCACTCTACAGGATATCCTATGTGATCGTCAGCATAAGGGAGATATTCTTTTCTAAAAGTTTCTTCTGAAGTTCTATGCTTGAAACCTGATTTATCTTCGGGTGGAGGTCTTCTACTGGTACTTCCATCCCCTAGTTTGCCAATAGGCAGAGGATCTGCAAAGGTTTTCATCTCAGTAATAGGTATGCCAATACCATCGAATTTTTCTTTCCACTCGACTAGGACAGCATCTAATTTACTGAGAACCTCTTTATTTTTTAGATCTATAATCATGTTTAGAACTTAATGCTACTTACCCGTTCACTATTTATTCGCATGCCTGATGATGACTTATCAAATGCTGGTGTGTCATCTTCAGTCTCGATTAAAGTTTGCTCATCTTGATCTGTATCATACAGTCTCATTTTGCTTCTGTCAATACCAATAACAAATCTTTTATGTACATTCGGATCGTTGTATCGATTCTTAAGTTGCTTCACCATCATCTGATTATTCTTTGCCATCTCTTCATTAGAGATCAAAGCAAACATGAGATCTGCGGTAGCAGGCAAACCAAATGATTCTGAAGTATCTTCAAGTCCCGGATCTGAATTACCATAACCAGATCTAGTTGTTTGAGTTGCAGAAACTATCGGTAAGTTAAACTCTACAGCAAGACCACGCAGTTCTTCCGCAATTGCTTTTATGTATGTGTAAGAGTTTATTGAACCGCCCATTGCTTTCATTCTAGAACTAGCACAAATATTAAGATAATCAATAAAGATAATATCCGGTGCAAAGTTTCTCTTCAATTTAAGTTCATTGAGAAGAGCACGGAAGTGCGACGAGTGTGCTTGTCCAGTAGGATATTCTTTAATGATCAACTTGCCTTGAGTCTTCGATGAGATCTTTTGAACCTTGTTAATAAAGTCAGTCTTCTCTAACTGTTCTAGTTTTGCTAGAGGAACATTGAGCAGGTTAGCATCGATGCGTTCTGCAATACGTTCCTCTGCCATCTCCATAGTGATGTACAAAACATTTAAACCAAGAGAAAGGCAACTGGCAGCGTGATGACACATGAAAAGACTTTTGCCCACGCCTGTACCTGCCAGTGCGATGTTCAGAGTCTTATTGGGGAGTCCACCTTTAGTAATGGTGTTCATGTATTCAAGATCAAATGGGATCCTCTCCTCATGCTCATGGTAAAAGTCATATCGCTCTTCTACATTTTCCAGATAGTCATGTCCTACATTAGTGTCAAAACTGACTGCCAGTGCCTTTTGTAACAAATCAGGAATAGCATTCTTTGTGTTGTTTTGATCCTTACCATCAAGTATATTGATCGAATCAAAAACTGCAATATAGACTGCTCTTTCCTGACACCATTTTTCCGTCTCATCTATCAACCAATCTAGGTTTTCCTCTTTTGGTTTAAAGATGTCGGGAACAATATCGTTAGCATGCTTCTCCATCTCAGGCGACAAGTCGAGGTCTTGTATCCCAATGATGAAAGATTCTTCGCTAGGCAATTTATTATATTTTGCTACTTGTGATACAAGCAATGTAAAAAGTTTAGAGTAAACGCCCTCAAAATATTCTTTCTGTATAAAGGGCAAAACTTTACGCATATAATCTTCATTTGTGATTATATTGCGAAGAACGATTTTCTCAAAATCAACTGTTTTCATCTGCACCGTCTTTGTAAACTAAAGAACCATCTGCTGCTGCTCTCTCTAGCACATCTTCTAAGATAAGAGCAGCATAGTCTTGTAGTGGTTCGTGGTCTTCTGTCAAGGTATCGTCTGGGGTTGTAACAACAAAGAAGTTGAAAGAGAGATGCTCACCGTCTTCGGCAATTGCGACATTACCAAAAGCAATGACAGTCTCTGCAAACTCTCCCTCCAAAATCCGAACATGCCATGCTTGTTCGTTTGGATTCTCATCAACGGGTGTGAGTTCATAATGTATTCCCTCACTCACTTTGTCTATGTTAATCATTTTCTACCTCAATGTCAAGGATTTCTCCTTGCTGACCAATCTGGTACATCTTTTCTACATACTGAATAAATTCTTCATCGTTTACAATATCATCCCAGAAAAGAAAATCTAGATCTGCTGCACGATATTTCTTTTCTTCTCCGACTTTCTGATACCACCCATTAGATGGTTTGACAACATGTCCGGATGCAAGTGCAACATCAAGAAGACCACTCCACTTATCAATACCGCCTTCCCAAGAAACAGAAATAGGAATCTTGCTCTGCTCTTTTACATACCGTGACTTCTCAACTTTGATGACAAAGTCATATCCAGTTACTTCGGTACCGGTCTTGTTTTGTCTGCGACCAATGATCCAAATATTATTAGCGGAGTAGTAGATGCCCGTGCCTCCACCGACAACATCTTTAGGGAACAAACCAATCTCTTTGTAAGTATGATTGATTGCTAGTAGCGGAATGTTCTTCATCGCAAGATATGGTGTTACCATGCGGAAGAGTCCCTTTAGTGCTTTCGCTCGTGACATGTCAGCAACAGACTTTTCTTCTAGGGCATCTTCTAACTCCTTTTTGGAAGCAAGGTTGCCGATGGAATCGATAACGATAATCACATCATCTTCCTTGTCGAGTGCTTCCAATTGATTAACCAAATCAAACTTCAGTTCCTCTACGTTTGTTATAGGTGTGTGGAGGACACGCGAAGTATCAATATCAAAAGAGTCAAAATAACTCTGCGGTGAACCAAACTCCGAATCATAGAAGAGCATAACTGCATCTGGTTTAGCAGCAAGGTATGCTCCCGCCATCTTCAGAGCGAAAGAAGTTTTGAAGTGCTTGGAGGGACCAGCAAGAACAGTGAGACCTGTTGTGACTCCTCCGCTTAGTGAACCTGTCAGTGCAACGTTCAGCATGGGAACACCTGTATCGACAACTTCTTTCTCTGTAAAAAACTCTGATTCACTCAACTCGGTTGAGAGAGAAACCTTAGAGTTCTTTTTCAGTTTTGACATTAATGACATATATTAATCCTTAATATTTTTAGGGTTGTAACATTCGTCCAGAAGAGGCACTTTATCAGTAGACTCGGCAAAGATCGCAACCTCTCGGTTCAAATACTCTCCACCAAAAGATTTAGTTTTCTTATAGGTGTAACCACCATCTGCTTTTGCTTTTACATATGATGGGATGGTTTCAGTAAAATTGTCACGCAATCGATTGAATGTTTTTTTAGCAAAGACAAAGTTTCCAATACCGTCTCTAGCATATTCAGAAATCTGATTCCAATAAGTTTGAAACACTGCTTTGTGTGTGCTGATCACCATTTTAAGAAGTATAATATCAAACGGATTAGACGCGATAATCTCACGGTCTAGTAACGAATGTCTACCAACCAAATTAGTATAGTCACCGATACTCTTTTCTGTTCCACCAATCAATTCAACTTTGCTATTGAGTATTTCTTCAAGCGAATCAGAAGTTGTTAACTCAGGAGAATAAACAAGTCTATCACTAGGAACTATTCGTAATACTTTTTCTAGAGTATCTTTTGGAATAGATGTTTTAATCACGATAGCACCGGGAGTCTTGGCGATCTTATTAACAGCATCCACTAGCGCAGAATCGTCAACCACACCTTCCTTGCTCAAGATATCTACACAAATAAAATGCAAATGTACACCTTCTGAACTAGAAACTGCATCATCTACATTCGTGTAGTAAGAGAAGGACATTGGATTAGGTTGATGAGGAACACCAAATTGCAACTCGATAGATCTTGCAATTGCGTTGTCGCCAAGAACAGATACGACTAGCGTTGTAGTTGTCCCCTCCATTGCAGGTAACGAGACATCGTTTTCGTTCAGTTCTTCGGCAGTTTCTTCTTCATCGAAATCAATTTCAATTACATTATCATCAGACATAATAACTCCTTATATTGTTTTGTAGATATATTCTATTGCTCTATCTGCTTCAAGTTCCAATGGTCTATTATCATACCAGTTACCTGTAGCATTGTCAAGTTCTTTACATAGTGTGGCAATTTCTTGTGCCGATATGTCATAGTTTTTACTGATAGCATTTCCTGCAATTGCTACCATAATTTGGTACATCTTATGATACCAACCGGTCTTAGATATAGTTTGATATTCGCTTGCAAGTTTCTTGGG